TCAGATGCTCCAGTTTACGGTAATCAAAAGCTCAAATATTTAGAAGTTATTGATAAAAGGTATTTGAATATGGGAAAGGCATTAGTCGATGACGATGTATATATTCAAGAGCGACTTGCGGCAATCCGATGGGATGTTAATAGTACGAGAGCGCAAAAATTTTGGACACAATCACCAAATTATTCACATATTATGAATTACGCAATAAAGGGTTCACTCTTAGGTACAAGTTTTACGATCAGTTATATTGTAAATAAATTAGGACTTACTTTTCCTACAGTCACCAAGATCATAAATGAAGCGGAAGCTGAGGAATTTATTTACGTTTACAATAAAGGAGATAAGTCAGCTAAGACATCTATAGCGGCGACAGAGTGGCTCGTAATAGACTGGTTAAAGCATTATGTTCCTTATCGTGCAGAGGGTTGGAACAATGTTTTGAACAACTATGACACTAACTCGTTTCACGAGTGGTGGGAATTAATTAAGTCAGATCCTGAGAAGCAAGAAAAATTTCGTAATCAAATGAATCAAGCTGTAGAAAAGTACAAAAATGAGGATAGTTCATAAAGAGCACTTAAAATCATTTTATGTAAATCATTTTATGTAAATCATTTTATGTAAATCATTAACAGTAAATCATTTACATAAAACTGCTTATAGTGGTCACAGAAAAAAAAACGTAGTAAAAGGGTAAGTCTAAGAAAATAACCGCTTCTCAGGCTTTATCTCTTTTAAGTTTTCAAAAATTAACCTTTTTGATATAAAACTTTTGTGTGCCAAATTTTTTTCTTAATCTAATGCGTAACTAATAACTTGACGTAATGCGTCAATTATATAGTATGTGATTCTATCGGGAGAATCGCATTGATACCAGAACTTGAAATACCACATTGGGCTGATCGGCATAATTATTATTGGCACTCAAACAGGGGGCCAGAGGACGGTATTGCGACAACAGATTTGGCAAAAGTCTTCTTTGATAAATGTTATGTCCGGCCACTCGTTTCTTCAGCATGGAATATCGTAAATAATGAAGGTCATACTGACGCACAAAAAGCGGATGCTTGGGAAACCATTAAAAAGCTAGACCAAAACCACAATTATTCCGACAGTGCGGTGATGTTGGGGGGAAGATTGGCTCAAACAGCCGTTGATGCTGTACTCATTGAAAATCGACCCTTAAATTTAGCCGTAGAGGACTCTTTAAAGGCTGCTGAATCCTATAAGGTACGAAATTGGGATGACGGCTCAGACGCTAAAAATCTGGCTCTCGTGAAGGATGAGTTAGAAAGTGTCATAAAAAATAGTATTGAGGGTATAAAAGAGGCTTTATTTGGTAAAAATCAGGTGATTGGGGAAATAGAGCTTATGGGTAGGCTCAATGGCAACCTTCTTCCCTACAACACACGACCAGATTATGACAAGTGTGGTGATCTGAAAACCAAATGGAGCAAAACCAAAAAGCAGCATCCTTTAAAAGATGGAAAAACCATGAGTGTTGACCGTACACCGCCCTCGTTACCAAAAGATTTATCGTCAGGTTGGAATTTACGAAATGTTTATCAGGCAGCCGGATTCTACGCACTGAATGGAAAGAAACCGCCCTTTCTACTCTACGCTAGTAAATCAGATTACCGACTGTTCACACAAGAGAATTGTGAGCAATTACAACCAGACTTTTTAGAGTCAACAATATTAAGAATTTCGCAGCGCAACCAATCAACTGAAGCCTGCCTGCGATTGGCGCAAAACCAGAAGGAACTGTTAGGCTTGCAATACCCGACATTTTCCAATTTTTTCTGGAAGTCTGCGCCACCTGCCTACTTTAAAGAGGCAGAAAAGGTTTGGGGGGATGCTCTTAATCATGCCTGATTACCCCCCAACCTTACATAAAAATCCTCAAGATACAGAGTTAAAAGCTTATAATTCAATTAAGGGTAATATGAGGAACCTCAGAAGGAAAACATTGCAAGCTTTACTAGAGGCTCCTCATGGCCTCACTGGAAGTGAGATATGCACAAATATAGATGGCTATGTAAATTCTGTCAAACCACGAATTACGGAGTTATCAGCCGTAGGCCATATCATAAATACAACCGAAAGAAGAAAAAATACCAGAGGTCGCACAGAGATTGTGTGGGCTATTACTGAACAAGGAAAACGAGCTCTATGAGTAATAAAGAAATTTGGGGAAAGCTATCAGCGCATCATACTGAAAATGTCGAAAAGAAAGGTCAGTTTAACTATCTTTCTTGGACTCATGCTTATGCCTACCTTATGGATAACTACCCACATGCTGAGTATACTATTCATGAACCAGTCTATTACAAAGATGATAGCGTGATGGTGCATTGCACTATTAAGATTGGTGAAATGAGCCGATATATGTGGCTTCCAGTTATGAACTTTTCAAACAAGTCTATAAAAAACCCTGCGTCTATTGATATTTCCAATGCTCAAATGAGGTGCTTTGTGAAGTGTATCGCCATGTTTGGTTTAGGTCTGCACATCTATGCAGGTGAAGATATTCCAATGAATGATGAGGAAGGTGATGGCAAAGATAATTCGGTTGATGTTCAAGTTGCGAAAGAAGAAACAAGAAAAAAACCAAGTGAAGAAAAGTCTAAATCAGACAAGGCTGATGCGTATGCTCAGAAGTGCATTTCCGAAATCAAAAAATTGAGCAGCATGTCAAGCTTGGTCGCTTGGAAACAAAGAAATTTGACACACTTAGAGGCTTTTGAAAAGGCTTGGGAGTTTCACCATTTGGATATCAAGGAAGCATACAAAAAACAATATGAACAATTAAAAGGAGATATATAAATGCCTGCAAATTTTTCTAATAAAAAAGCTGTGGTCGTGAGTGAAAAGATGTCTAGTTTTAACCTGGAGAGTGGTAAGGAATACAGCGTTTCTGGATGGCTGCAATTCAAAACAGGTTGGGATGATAGTGCTAATAGGCCAAACCCTATGACACCACAGCAAGAGGAGATGTGTCAGAGGCTTGTAAATCAAATGGCTGATTTAGGAATTACAGTAAATATAACAATGCAGGATAAAACCTCAGATAATGTGGCAGAGTGGCAGACTTTTGGGCGAATAAAATTGTTTTCAAATAGTTCAGATAAAACATGGGAGAAGAAGAATGTTGCACCAACACAACAAGCTAAGCCTGAGCCACCTGCTGCAAATCCGTGGGATTGAAAATAAGCTTGTTTTCACGATTGAAGAAGCTGCCATTATTCTTTTTGCTGAGAGTAGAGATATAGAGAACTACAACCGTGGTTCCCACGCAAAGAGGAAAGAGTCTGCCGGATATAGGCGATTGGCGAGGATGTTACAATCAGGTCAGGTCGAGCACTTTAAAGATGGAAAGCGTAAATATATTTCGCGCAAGACATTAGAAAGTCTTCTATGAAAGTTCTTAAAGAAGCTGATAAAACTATTAGAAGTCGCGCTAAACATTATGGTCCGGTGGAAGAGAATTGGGATAATATAGCACGGCTTTGGTCAGCCTACCTTGACATAAAGATTACATCGGCTGATGTAGGTGTGCTTAATATTTTACAGAAAGTAGCACGACTTAAAGAAGATAATAAACTTTTTGACAACTATGTAGATATAGCAGGCTATTCAGCCTTGATTGGAGATATTGTTGAAAAAGCCAAAAGATGAATCTTCTGTTTGGTTTTACACTTGTGAGGAGTGTAAGAAAGAAGTTGGGCGCACACGATATAATGGTAAAATTGTATGTGAAGCATGCGCCCAAAAGTTATCTAAGTCCAATACTTCGCAGAGTTAGCCTCTAGCACAATATCCTCTCTAGCATCACGCTCTAGGTCTTTGACAATATGCTTATAGGTATTGATCGTTGTTTCAATTTTTTCATGGCCCATAAGCTCTTTAATTCTTTGATAGTTAGAGCCATAACTTTCACACAGCATGGTTCCGTAATAATGTCGGAGATCATGCCAACGTATGTTGTTGTATTTTGTATTTCGATTAGCAACTTTCATAGCTTCACGATAGCGACCATCACTTTGAAAATGACCACTTCTTGATGGCCATATTAGTCCAGTCTTACGCTCATTGGGTAATGAAATATAAAACTCTTTAAGTTGAGCCATCACACTTTCGGTTACTTTTATCTCCCTCTTTGCTGCATAACTTTTGAGCTTATCCGTACTAATAAAATTTTTAGTAATTGGACACTGAGTTACTTTTCTTCTGACATACACTTTGTTTTCTTTAAAACAAATATCATCCCACTCTAAGCCTCTCTGTTCACTTTGTCTTAAACCGGACTGTGAAGCAAATCTCGCTATAAGTACCCAATCATATTGCTTTGTTTGTGGCATAGCTGCCACAATCGCTCTCACAATATAAGGATCAAGTCTTGTATTATTTTTTGAATAGGTTGATTCCTTGCACTTGATACCGTCTTGCTTAATTCCAACGAGAGGATTGTCTGCGCGGCACTCCCTTTTTAATCCATGTTGAATAAATATTTTTACATGCTGCCATATTTCACTTGCAGTTTTTGAAGTACGGCCTGTTTGTATTTGAGGCATAATCTGAAAGGAAATATCTTTGGGTCTAAGATCACGGACAAGCATTTGTTCGACAGGCGCACCATCAACCTGCATTTTTAAAAAAGCTGTTACGTTTCTCTCCTTATTTTTAGCATCCTTGCCTACACCATGCTCAACCCATTTTTTAAATAATGTTTTGAAAGTCCAATCAAACTCTTCATCAAATTGGCTTCTGGTTCCATAGTTGGAAAGGAGGAGTTTTTCTTCACGGACAGCATCAGCTTCCGTTTGAAAAAACCTCGTAGTTCTTCGGCCAAGGTGGTCCGTGACCTTTAGACACCATGCCGCCTTAAACATTTTTTTCTTTGCTTTATGTAACGATATTTTAGTTTTCATCTTATTTCTCCACTTGCAATGTATTGTCGTTAAACGTCAATTTAATACGTTAAAGAGCAAGTGTCAAGATGTGATCTGGACGTAGGTTTTGGGTTGCAGACTACTTTTTTTTGGGTTGCAAAAATATTTCTGGACGTAGGTAATAAAAATATTTTCGCCAAAAACCTATTTTTGTTGCAACCCAAATTGCAACCCAATCGCTTTCAGCCAAGTATGATTGGCTCCGGCGGTAGGGATCGAACCTGCGTTCATCTGACAGCACCTAACAAAACGTAACAAAAACAACCTCTTAACACTCGTTCTTGTTGTTACAATGTCATGGTTGTTGCCTACCTGTCAATAGTTTTTGCAACCCTTTTGCAACCCAAATTCCGGTTGCAACTTTTGTTATGGACGTAGGTAATTTATTTATTGGACGTAGGTAATGGGTTGCAAGTTTGTACAGAGTCAAAACTTGGTAGATATATAGAGTTATATAGGGAAAGGTGTTTAGCCGTATGTGGCTAATATTCGGGCTCTCAGCGCATTTCCAAAGCAGTATGTTTTACATGCTCATTTCGCTTTGACCACCCTTTTCCATAGATAGAAAAGGTGGATAAGCCTTCTAAAAAGTATTGTCGTGCGGTGTACATACCCTCGATAATTTTCTGGGTATCAGTGTCCTCTACTGCCTGCATTGTCTTCGGACCAATAGCTCCATCAGCCTGTGCACCCACAGAAGCTTGCAATGCTTTTACTGCGCGAGAGGGTCCGGAATTAACGCAATAATCAAATACTGTCCAATCGACACCGGATGGCAATTCGTCAGCTTTAATTTTATTCCAATACAATTCTTTGTAGATTGGGTAGACATCTTCCTTCTTCAATTCTTTCATAATCTCTCTTGGTGCAGGCTGCCCTGTGTACTCCGCATACACCTTCGCAGTGACACCCCAATTCGTAGAACCTGGGGAGCCATAGCCATCGCCGTGATTTCCTGGGTCACGGTCATCTTCCTGATAGCCACCCTCATTTTCCAAAAGCATCACCATACATTTTTCAAAGTTCTCTTTCATTTCTTTCTCCCTAGTTTCGAAAATGATCTTAAACCAAAGCTTGCAGCTATTGAGGCATACATGCCGTAAGTGACCCACTCTGGACACTTATGTAGGTTTTCAAATCCCGCAGCCATAAATTCCTGTACTCCCCACCAAGGACAAAAGTTAGCCACCAGTATTAAAACAAAAACTATGGTCCACAGCTCATCTTTCCAACTATCCTTCGATGCCTCCATAGCAGCAACTTCCCAAGACAATTCTCCGGATGCTATTTTTAATTCTTTCTCTGCTTTGGCTTTTGCGATTGTGCTTTTGCTATCTAGGTAACTCGTAGCTAAACCACTTACTGAAGATATAATTGCTCCTATCATTTGCTACCTCCAGCTTGTATCATTTTTTAGCAGTCCTTGCTGATCTTTTAAAATCAGCATTGCTTGGAGCTCCTTTTGCACCTTTCTTTCTCATTTTTTCTCCTGAGCCTGCTTTAATTCTTTCACGCTTAGCGTGAATGTTTGCGTATAAACCCTTTTTTGCCATTATTTGTTACCTCCATTTTTTGACATCCAAGCTGATACTCCCATGTAAGCTCCTACTAAGCCTGCACCAGTTACATAAAATAAATTACTGACATCCGTTAATAACTCTATTCGCTCATCTGGAATAAATGGCATAAACAACATCAGTGTGAAAACTCCCATACCAATCAGTGACCATCGCGCCATACGGAGTTGTGCTAAATGTTTCCGCGACATGTCTTCAAATTCTCTGATCTCTTTTGCTTTATCGATTTCAGCATCCGTTACAACACCATCACCATCAAAATCATAAGGATCAAGTTTGCTATCTTTTTGTAATTTCTTTGTCATTTAAACTGGTCTTTCATAACATTTAACAAATCTTGTACTGTTAGCGTTTTCTCCTTCGGATCATAAAGGCAAACAATCTCTTTAGGGCATGCGTCAATGCTCTCCATAATCTCAATACCACCTGAGCCTTGTGCGCCTTCATAGAGACAGAAGTATTGTCTAAGCCTTTTTCCACCAAAGGACTCATGTACTTTTTCGACCTTCTTGAGTCGGCAAATCGTATACCCTCCGTTTTCAAGCGTTGGCCTTCTGTGGTGCTCATGAGCTTCTATCCAGTTTGACCAACCCATAAGCAATAAACCAAAGGATGCTAGTGCCAATAATAAGCACGATTGTGAGAACACTGTATGTAACAATCTTATCCCTTCTCTCCTGTCTTTCGTAGATTTCTTTAGCCCTACGCTTTCGGATTTGACCTTCCATAGCAATTAACTCATCCCAAGCTTTCGTTCCGTGTGTGAACATTAAGAAAGTTTTAAGTTCTTCGCGTTGTGCTTCTAATTTTTTTTTAGCTGCAAAAGCTTCCAATGCTTCTTGCTCAATGCTTTGACCATTAAACATTTTGCTTAACAGAGGTGGGTTTTTGGCTCGTTTCTCAATGTTTGAAACATCTGAGACAGCACCCATCCATCGAGACAAATCACCAGTCATTTGCTCCAGGTCACGGCCCGCAGCGAAAGCTCGTTTGATCCCATTAAAAGCGATATTGGCGGTGGACATCGCCGCACCGATAGTAACTGGATCAAACATTAAATTTTCTTTATTTTAGAGGTTAAATATAAAGCCTATGAGCAAAAGGATAATTGCAGCAGCAGAACCAATAATGATATTTTCAAGCCGCTTAAAGCGATTATATATGTCTTTGAACTGAATTTTAATCTCAGTTTCGATAGCAACCGTGCGTGTATCCAGATTGCGTATATCCTTAGATAAAGATGTTAGTGTTGGTTTATCCATTTTTAGCTCGGTTTAGTAGGCCAAGTAATGCCATTTATTTTTATTCCATCTTCATCTTTTCCAGTATTAAGAGATGCAGAAGGATTCCATTTTGAAGTTCCTGCCGCAGGTAAATCTCTGAGTTCTTGTCTATATGTTTTCCAATTACTAGGTACAGCAG